TACCTTTTTGCTCTAAGTAATCAATGGTTGTAAATCCCTCGCCGTGCGTGCGGCCAATCAAACTAACAATATGGGTCGGCTTGACTGTAGCGACTTCCGCTGCCACGGCAATGCGATTATCGGCACGACTCGTCGCATCCACAACCGTCCAGCCACGGCTTGCGAGCACTGTCTTGAATTGACCGCCAATCCAACCTCGTCCTCCCCATACTAACGCAACACGACGCTCAGCCACCGAGGACGCCCAATAAGTAGACTTATCTACTGTCTTGAACCAATCGACGGTTGTTTTCAGACCCGTTTCGATACCCACCAATTGCTTCCATCCAAGCGCCTTGAGTGGCTCGGATTCAATCCAATACCGCTTGTCATTGAAATTACGGTCTTCGATAAATGTAATCCAGTCGTCGAGTGCTTCACCAGGCTTTACTTCGGCAAGCAGACGACGCGCAAGTTCACGAATAGATATTTCATCACTGGAACTAATGTTGTAGATTTCACCCACCGCACCCTGAAATGCTACACAGAGAACCGCATCCACAGCATCCTCTACAAACAAGAAGGAGCGCAATTGATGTCCAGATCCCTGAAGTGTAAGTTTCTGATTTGCAAGAAGTTGGAACATAAATTTCGGAATAACTTTTTCAGGATATTGGCCAGGCCCATAGACATTGTTTGAGCGAATCACAATTGCCGGTAAATTATACGAATGGACATAGCTATGTACAAGCATTTCCGCGGACGCCTTGGACGCCGCGTAGGGATTTGTTGGCTTGAGAAGTGAAGTCTCCGTAAACGCCACGGATTCCTTGTGGGGATTCTCACCGTAGACTTCGTCCGTGCTGATATGAATAAAACGCTTTATCTTTCCATAACTTCGCACAGCTTCCAACAATGTATGCGTGCCGACTATGTTGTCCTGTGTGTAAAGCATCGGATTGGTAAAGGATGTATCTACGTGCGACTGAGCGGCGAAATGGACTATTGTATCGATTGCGTGTGTTGCCAATAATGAATCGAGTAGTGCTCTGTCCTTAATGTCGCCGTGTACAAATACATAGTTGCCACTATTGGTTGTAAGATCGGAGGCTACAGTTGAGCACGGATAGAGTTTATCGATATTAACAAGCGTTAGGTACGGATGTTGTTTCTGAATACGACGGCAAAATGCCGCGCCAATAAAGCCACAACCACCGGTAACCAACAAACGCATTGTATATTGAGGATTAATGAAAGAGTTTTTAGATAATATCGAAAGATAACATATCATGGATATGTATTCTTAACGTAATATGACTGTGTGTTTAGAGAGCGCCAGGGAACTTGACCATGTGCGCGCCCAGGCCGAAGCCCGCGCCCTGACGCGCCGTCAGGCCAACGCTGGGGCTGAGAAGATCAAGAATCGCGAAGACAACCGCCGCAATGACGGCGACGACAAGGATCTCATCGAGCTTGGGAACCTTCTGGGGAATGATAACCATCGCCACGGCGACGGCGAGACCCTCGAGGAAATATTTAACAGCGCGTGTCAGGAGCTCCGTTGCAGAAAAACCGTCCATTGTATCTTATACTCCGGGGCATGAAAAAAATTTAGTCTGCTGCGTTAAAGTTTAAAGATATAAACATAGGAGTTCCCTAGAATACCAATGGCCACCACGACACCAACAGAAAAGACAGAAGTATTTCTTGAGGCGGATAAAGAGATTCCGGGGCAACATTATGTCTGCCTAAGTTTCATTAGTCCCCAAAAGGTGCTCAAAGACAAGGCCGTTTTTTTCTTCACCGAATTCCTAAAGGATTATCAACTACAACATAAAATCCGGGCTACTGAAGGTTTCGTCATGTCGCAAGTTCAGATTATTCAGGATGCGGCGGCGAAAGTCCAGGATGTATTGGAGAATCTTGCGCTCAAGAAAGATGGTATTGTTGCCGAGGATTTGTCGGGCTCTCTAGATGTTATTAAAGGTCTACGTGGCTCGCTGACCACGGATATTGCGACAAATATGGAAACGCACGTCAAGACCAATATGTCGGATTTTAAAACGTCCGCAATTGAGGAGGCATACAAGACGTTCCTATTCAAAAATCAGAAGCGTCTGGAAGACGAGTTCTTCTCTGCGAACGAGTTCCGGACGACTGTACAGGGTGTCAAGGTGCGCGGCACCTATGATACGTACAACGAGGCGGTTGCGCGCGCGAAGACGCTTCAAAAACTGGATCCGTCCTTCAATGTCTATGTTGGCCAATGTGGTTTCTGGCTGCCCTGGGATCCGGAGCCTCACGAAGTGTCCTCTCAGGAGTATGCCGATGACCAGCTCAATACGCTCATGAAGAAATACCAGGAGAATGAGCAGAAGCGCGACGAATTGTATGCCGAACAGAAACTGAATCGTCTTGGAAATGCGAAGACGCGTGGTGGAGCGCCCGTAGCCGCGCCGGCTACGACGCCGACGGATATGTTTGGCGGCGATGATCTTGCGATTGCGCGCAAGAAGGAGCGTGCCGCAGCCGAAGCGGTTGCCGGAACAGTCGCAGAGACGGAAAAGACAAATACGCTTGAAATAGCGTAAGTGATTGCTTCCCGGAAGACATTCTACATAAAGACCATTTGTCATTCAAAATGGTCTTTACGTCAAAGTATCTCTTACAAATTAATTCTTATAATTAAGATGGCTGATGACAGAGTGATATTATCCGTATTTGATGCAGCAGGAGCGCCTACATTCACTGCTGATAAAGGCATTTCAGTTACACGTATTCATATTCTTGATTCGAATACATTTGACACTGTATTCACAATAGACCAAAATACAAAGTTCGGTGCAACAGGTCCTGCCGGTCCTACTGGCGCGAAAGGCGAAACGGGAGCGCGTGGTATACAGGGTAATCCTGGACGCCCCTATGCAGTCGGAACATCTGGCTCCACAGCAGCATCTATGTTTTCATACAACGCCGTTCAGACAACAAGCGGAGCATCCGGTGATCTCAACTCGTGGATACAAACCTATCTTGTAGATCAACCTCCTGAAATTCGCTGGGCACCACCGAAAACAACATTGCGGCGTATTTATTTCTCATGGGAATATCCCAATCAAATAAACGTTGGATTTACAACCAATTGGCTTCCCCATATAGAATCATTTACAGCGGAATTAAACGGTACTGAACTGATTGTAAATGCTGATACAACAGAATTTATAAATCATCGTGACAATAATCCATATGTAACCGCAATCGTATTGTCGAACGAGCCAGGAACAAATGGATTCTATAATGTGCTTTTCCCACAGGAAGTTAGTAGCCGTCGTGCCTATATTTATTATAACGCAACTGTATATCCAAATGGAAATATGATTCAATTGTGGTATTCCAATCACAGTAGCCAGATTCCTAACATTGTGAGTATTCCGTTTGATACATACCGTTAGTAGGGATGGATAGCTGCAGCCTGCGGCATAAATTATTTAAGCTAAATGACTACCGTAAACAGAAATCTCATTTATGTTTATGATACGATTACGATAATTTATTTTTTCCTAGATACTTAAAAAAGGGGGGTTTAAAAGGGGAGCTATCCCCTTTAACCGTTAGTTCCCCTTTGATATATTCACCGCGGTCGTTATTTTATAAAACCGAATTCCGATTTTATCCACCGTCGGCCCCAACGAATGACCAAAACCTCGTGTTGGATATGCGTGGCTCTTGCTTGCGTTTGGAATTAGACTTTGTAAAGCAGTTCTCACTGACGATACCGAATGCGCCTTTGTGAGTTGTTTTGGCTTCTCCACACGAATACTACCCTTTACAGTGATAGTTGACCAGGTATCCGAGTAATATACAGACGAAATAAAGATTTTAATCACGCGGTTTTGCTGTACTACGAAATAAGCATCCAAATCTGTCTGTAATTGGTTATGAAATAGCGCACTGTTTAAATATGTATAAATATCGCGCCGCGCTTCCTTGTTAATGGGTGGAGCCTGTTTACTGTTTCTTACAATATGTGCGCGTGCACGAATCATAAATCCTTGATTGTGTGCAATAAGCGATGATGTAGAAGAGCCCATAGTAGTAATACGCTTTAGAACCCCCTATATTATAATATCAATTTTCATATTATAATATGTTTTAAAGGGGCGATGTGTCTTAGTATTTGCGGACTTGTACTATAGGACCTTTCGATACGATACTTCCCGTTGTTAGGGGTGGAGCGGTATCTCCTGCAGCTTCCGCTGCTTCCTTAAGTTTTTCATATTCGACTGACCGCGCCCAATGGTCGCGAGAGCCGATCTTGAAATCGGCGTGTGGTTGCGCCTTGTACCAAAACACGCAATCCTCAATCTTATTTGTTTTTGCGCCATTATGAATAACAAGACATTCGTAATTTTCTGTACATTGATCCATAATTTGACAAAACAACTCAAATGTTGGGAAAATACCGGCAAACTGCTCATAAATACGGCGACGTGCCGACACCTGGTTTTCACGTAGAATAAAGACATAATCAACTTGGCCGCGCAGTACTGGCGGAATACCCATCACGTATTGTAGCGCAAGAATGTATAACAATCCGTAATGGCGACCATTCATAAAGAGTGAACGAATATGTTTATCAGTAATCCAGCGATTGTCATACATACAATCGTCCATCACAATAAATGAACGGCGGTCGTGTGTGCTGGATCCACGTGTCTCAACGTCCTTACGAATAACTTTTGTAATCGTATCTTGGCGTTTAAGCACATTTGCAATAATATTCGAATTGAACTCTTGGTGGATAAAGAGACTCGGCACAATGGTTGAATAGAATGCATTCGCACCCTCTGTTCCTGAAATAACGGTGCCGATTGGAAACCGTTGTTTGTACCACATCAAATCCTTAATCAGCCACGATTTGCCTGTACCGCGGCGTCCTATGAATAAGACTACGGAATCATCCGGAACCATATTCATATTGAATTTGGAAAGCCGGAGATTCACCGTGGGACGATTCGCGGCGGGCTCGGCCAACGTAGGCAAAATAGAGGAAAGAGCAGCTCCTGCATTGGGCGGTGCGGTCATTATTATGTAGTTGCTGAAATATATTTATGGCATTTCCGTGAATACGCAAATAACTCGTGGAATTCGGGTTTTATGAAACGTCCTAGGAAGGGGGTTTGAAAGGGGCTTGCCCCCTTGCGGAACTCCGCAAGAATTAGACCCGGAACCGTCAATAGAACATGCCGCGCGGTAAGCAAAACGCAAAAGGAAATTCAGGACGCGGCGGACGCGGCGGACGCGGTGGTAAAACAACCAATGCGCCAGGACGTCCCGATACAAACATCTACATCGCTACACCCGCTATAACAGAACTTCCCTCGGCCATCGCCTTACCGTCCACATTTCTACCGCTTCCCGAAAAGATTGTAAATGCTCTTTCTGAATTTAAACATCCACAGGCGTTTTTCTCCATTTTCGAACGACCGTATCCCGAATTTGCCGGGTCTATTGCACACCATACGCAATCCTGGATTGGAATATCAGACGAACAGATAAGTTCGATTGAGCGTGTTGGAGATTCCGGCTTTGATGCTGTATTAAAGACAACCGATGGAAAGACTGAACCAGTATTCATTAAACGTATTCATTTGTTGGATCCTATACAATATATGGAAGGTGAATATGTAATGCCAAACGATGGTGCTTTACCGGCTCCTAGTGATTTATGGAAGCGCACCCTTGCAAAAATTAATGAACCGCTTAACGAAGCTTACGTAGACGCATTCTTTGCTATGTACGCATCCCGATTGGCGGAGAGCAATACATCACCTCATTGGTGCCGATGCTTTGGAGCTTTTACAGCACGCGTCGATAAGTATATGTATAATATTACAGATGATTACAATAGTTTGAAACATCAGCCTTGGTGGAAACGCAATCAGCGACTTGGACTGTTTACGTTGGCTGATACAAATGAACCTACTCCTTCGTCTACGAATCGATTCACCACAGAGCCAGGCTCTGCGTTAGGTGCGGATGATTTTGTAGAAATGGAGAGCATTGGTTCTGAAACTACAAGTGTTGTCGTTACAGAAAGCGAACCAGAGAAAGACGCCGATGAAGCAACAATACAATTATCCACTCCTAAACTTCGTCTCAAACGATTATCTCCAGATATGTCTAATACAGATGCGCAAGAGAACGATGACAGCGATTCATCATGTAGCGAAGATACCATACAACAATTTGTAGAATTCAAGCATTTTCCTGTACAGATTACACTTCTTGAACGCGCAGAGGGTACGCTTGATGAGCTTGTGGAAAACGAAGATAGTGAAGATGCAAGTATGGTCGAAACGAAAACGGCGCGCTGGTCGTCGTGGTTATTCCAAGTAATAGCAGCCTTAACATGCGCCCAACATATGTTTGGATTTGTTCATAATGATCTTCATACAAACAATGTTATGTGGAGCGGAACCGGAACTACGTTCTTATATTATAAACTTGTCAAAAATGGCTCTGTATCTTACATGAAAATACCAACCTATGGCCGTAT